TCGAAACGTTAACCCGCTTGGCTTTGCTATAGCGTAGGTTGAAGGTGCTTTCGATCAGAGCGCCCTTTGCCTCGACTAAATCGGTGCCGGTGGTGTTGGCTTGCGCGAAAGCTTCACGCCGTTCCTGTTGGATTTTTCTAGCGGAGCCGCCGATTCCCATCACCGCGCCCATCTTAAAAGCGTTTCGTTCGGAACGGGTTCCCGCATAGTTTTTGGCTAATCGTTCAACAACGTTTGTCAGGTAATCGAAAAACATCAATGCAATTTGAACATCTTCAGTAACCCCGACAAATTGTACTAGCCCTTGCCGCTTGGTGGGCTTGGTGTCGGTAACGTTAGCCGCCGCCCACGCCAAATACCAAACCCACAAACTATTTCGGCTTTCGTTAGTGTCGCCGCGCATCATATCGTCCGCTTTAAGCTTGCTGGCCTCTAATTCGGAGTGCGCGATGTCATACCTGCGCATTAAGGACTCTGCTTGCCGCAGAGCCGTTGCCGCTTCGTTTTCATTGCTGGCGTTGTGCTGCGCCATGCTTAACAGCTTGCGCACCTTGTCGATGTGTTTTTGTCGGTTATCGGTCATTTTGAACCCCTCGGCTGGATGTGAGAATCGCGTACTCGTTCACTAATTTTTGAAGCTGCTTAATGTGGCATTCGTTTTTATTGGGCATTTGGTGAAGATGCTGAATCCCTCGACGAACGAAACGAAGGCGCAAGCCGATATCGTGTAACTGCTTTGCTTTGGTGTTGGGTGATATGTTCACTTCTCCACCTCCATATCGACCAAATTTGCGTAATTCATTTCGCGGATTTGCATTGCTTGATAGTGTGGGACAGCTTCTTGTATTTCTCCAAAGTAAGCCGCCGCAATCGCTGCCGCTTCTATATATGTATCTTTTAAGAAAAGCGCGTCTTCGATATTCGGAATTGGGACAAGGTCATGGACAAAACCGATAATGTGATTAGCCGCCATGAACTCACCGGCAATTTTTGGGCCGAAATTGCGCGGGTACTCTCTACCGGCACACCATCCATTGCGGAACTGTCTTTCCCCCTTGGATTCTTTACGAATTAAATCTGATATATATGGCCTCGACCCTCTATGGTCGATTGCGTGCCGCATTTTTGAGACAACATCTTTAATAAGTTGCATTTGCTGCGTTGTGATTGTCATTTTTGGTTCCCTTGTTTGGTTTTCTAATACGCCTCGCGGCGTTTCGGTTGGTTACCAACCAACGCTCGTCAGTTAGAACTAGCAGCCAAGGCCCATTTCAGCGCGGTAAGTTATGTAGTCGGCGTGCCGATCTTCAGCTTCTTGGCGGCGCTCGATCTCATAACTGCTAAATTGTTCTGGCGTTAACGAGGAAAGGTCATCTACTTTTACAGTCGTTCTCCCACCGCATTCAGCGCAGGAAACGTCAAAGTCCCCAGAAAAATAGCCGTCTAGGAATTCTTCATCGAAATTAGATATAGGAGCGCCATCAAAAGCGGGGTTGCCGTGGCTACCCGCACCCGCGCAGCGTGGGCAAACCTCCCAGCGAGTGCCTATCTGAACGGCTTCACCATCGATATAAATTGTTTGTAGTTCCATTGTTACGCCCCCAACGCTTGTGCAAGCTTCGATTGGTTTTGCAAGGCCACGCTGTAGCCCAGACGCTTCACATTGCTGATCGTTTCAAGAGTTAGCGTTTTGGTTCCTGCGATTTGCGCAAAGGTGTGCGCGTCACTGCAAACCGGATAGACAGTCTCGACCCCGTAGACCGTTTTTATTGTCACTGTTATTGATTTAGTCATTTATCCACTACCTTGTTTTGTTATTGATGGGGCCAACGATATCAACCGGCGGTTGACATATCAACTAAACATCAACAAAAAGTTGAAATAAATACAAAAGGTAGATAAATCAATAGGTTACATAAGCTATCCGGTGGCATAATTGCGGCACATTTACACGCTTACGAGGCATAGATGGCGCGACTACCTGTAGACATAGACATAAACCAAGTGCGACAGCTTGCTGCGCAGGGAATGAGCGAAATCCAAATAGCTCAATCGTTGGGCGTTAGCCCGTCAACCATCGATAGACGAAAGCGTGGTGATCCTGATGGTTTTGGGTGCGCCATTAAAGAAGGGCGTGCCGCTGGTATCAAAGCGGTCACATCGAGCCTGTTCCAAGCCGCTACCGATCCTGACCGCCCAAACGTGGCGGCGGCTCAGTTCTATCTAAAGAACCGTGATCGGGCTAATTGGAGCGACCGACAAGAACATGACGTTACGGGCCACATAAGCCACGACCACGACCATAACGTGCAGCGTGCAATGCAGACACTCATCGACAACGGGGTTGATCCTGCAAGCCTTTGAGGTTGTGTCGGATGCGGCATCAACCGCAACGATAGGCGCGGTAGGGGCTAGAGTTGCGGCTGGTGCAACTATCGGCGCACCGGCGACCTTGAACGGGCGCGGCTACACCCCTCGGCACCCCTCTATCCCTCTGTGCCTTAAAGGAGTCGTTAGGCTTCGCAAAAATGGGACTCCGGTGGGGCGGGTACGGGGCCATATGCTGAGATACATACTTGGGGCGATTTTATGGCGGAAGTGACTTCGCAAAAAGAGGGTTCGCAAAAAGGGACTCCGGTATTAACAGAGGCCCAGCAAGAGAAAGCGGAAGAACTGGCGCAAGCGATTGAACTGGTAAAACAGCACAGACGCGAGAACCGCATGTCGTTTTTCAAACCGTACCCGTGGCAAGCTGATTTCTACAAATCCGGTAAGACTAACAAGCAGCGTCTTCTCATGGCTGCAAACCGTGTCGGCAAAACTGCGTCTATGGCGTTGGAGGTTGCGTTTCACCTCACAGGTGAATATCCAGAATGGTGGGAAGGCGTAGAGTTCAAACGCCCCGTAAACCTTTGGAGCTTGGGAGTTTCTGGAGAGCAGTTACGCGATGTGTTGGTCAAAGAGCTATTCGGTGCCTACCTCGGAGACGGAAAGTTTGACGGCTCTGGATTGATTCCGCAAAAGCTTGTGTACCAAGTGACCCCTGCTATGGGAACTCCACGATTGCCCAGGGACGTTGCAGTGAGACATGCCAGAGGCAACACAAGCACGGTCAGTTTTAAAAGTTACACGCAGGGGCAACACGTTTTGATGGGGTCGAGCCAAGACTTCATCTGGATCGACGAAGAGCCTGTTGACCCCACTATTTATCCGCAGTGCCTAACTCGCACAGCCACTGGCAACGATGGCAAGGGTGGATATGTGGTGATGACGTTCACGCCAGAGAATGGTGTGACTGAGTTAGTGTCCCAGTTTATGGACAACCGTGCTAAGGGGCAGCATCTGGCAAACGCCACATGGGAAGATGCGAAGCACTTGGACAAGGATACAAAGGAGCAGTTACTGGCTGCAATTCCTGAATATCAACGGGATATGCGGAGTAAGGGCATACCTGTGTTGGGAGAAGGTATGGTGTTCCCGATAGCGGAAGAGGCTGTGAAGTGCGAACCGTTTGAGATACCGCCTCACTATAAGAAATTAGCTGCAATTGACTTTGGTATCACGCACCCAACCACTGTTGTTTGGACTGCTTACAACGCGGACACGGATACGATATACGTCTATGACGTTTACAAGAAAGCCGACGAGGTTCCAGCGATACACGCAGCGGTAATCAAGTCCAGAGGTAAAGATATCCCCGTCATCTACCCCCATGACGGAGATTCGACGGAGAAGGGCAGTGGCAAGACCTTGGCTGAAATGTATTTAGAGTCGGGGGTGCTGATGATTGGCAAATTTACCAACCCAGATGGCACAAACTACGTCGAACCCGCCCTTATGGAAATGTTAGAACGTTTTCGCACAGGCCGATTGAAGGTTTTCAATAACTTGTTACCTTGGTTTGAAGAATTTAGAAGGTATCACCGCAAAAAAGGCAAGATCCACAAAGAGTTCGATGACTTGATGGACGCGACACGCTATTCCGCAATAAGTGTGACTCGTTTCGGTCAAAATCGAGCAGAGCGTGAGAATGTCGGCACACGAACAGGAGCTTATACAAGCCATGATTACGACTATTGATGAAAACGAACTGCTGAGTACGCTTGAGCAGAATATTGACAGTGCAGACACCTACGCTAACAGCGAGGTTGGTGAGCAAAGGGATAAAGGTCATCGATACTACTACGGTGAACCTATGGGTAACGAGATCCGTGGTAGGAGCCAGCACGTTTCGATGGATGTGTTTGACGCAGTCGAAGGGGTTAAAGCGTTATTGCTAGAAACTTTCTCCAGCGATAAAAACATTTGTCGCTTTGAGGCTCAATCGCCCGAAGATGTAATGGGCGCACGCATGGCAACATCGTGGGTCAATTATAATTTCTACAGACAAAATGACGGGATGAGAATTCTTTCGTCAGTTATCCACGATGCGCTCATTGCGAAAACGGGGATCGTTAAAAGGTACTACAAGGACGATTATCGTTACGAAACGATGGAGTTTGAGGGCATCAGTGAGGCTGAGTTCAATGTGATGATGTCCGACCCCTC